AGTCCACGTTATTTTGTAGCCAGTAAGCTGTCTGAATGTTGGGCACGCCAAATATTTCTAGGTCGACGGCCTGGCCTTTCGCGTGCTGCGAAGTCTTTTTGCTGCCGATCGCTTCACATAACGCTTCACTACGATAGCCGCTGGTGATTGTTACTGGCTTGTCAAAGTGTGCACGTAGTGGTTCTAGCACCTCATAACACAAGTCACCTAAACTTTTTATTTCTGCTGATCCAGGGGTGTTGTCTATGCCCTTACGTTGAGCAGTCATCGAATTGGTCATCTCTCTTAAAGAAAAGTGTTTTGAAAGCTGCATTAATTAAACATCCTTTCCAACACAAAAACGACTGCTGTTCCCGCAACAGTCAAAAGAACCCAATAGATTTGATCTATCTTACCGCCCAACTTTTCTACGTCTTCGTGCACGTGTTTTAAATTTTTTTTGACACCTGAAATGTGTCCGTACAAAGATAAAATGTGTTCTCTTGTGTTTTTAGGTTCTATTGCCATTATGTTAATCTTGTGTTTGTTCTTTTGTTTTTAACGTACCTTTTTTCTAAAGGATCTAACAATACATCTTCCGCAGACGTAAGTCTAGTTACTGGATCTATATTAGTATTTTGTTGTCCAATAAATCCTGCTGTAGGAGCTGCAGCTAAAGCTATATTTGTTGGGTTATTATTAATTATTTGATTAGCCTGACTGACTAAATCTGGTAATAATTCAGAGTTTAATGGGTTTTTTATATCAGGAAACAAATCTCCAGATAAACTTACTTCAGATAATATTTCTTCTATTCTACCAATAACATCTGCTGCTTGTTCAAAAGGATTTGTTGTGCCAAGCGCTTGTGCTTTTGTTTCAAATAAACCTTGAACATCGTTTGAAATACGAAGCGGTCTAAATAATCCTTCATTTAAAAAGCCAAATGCTCTATTTTCTCCTCTACCTTCCATATTTACAGCTATAGCATCCTCACTCATTCCTAAAATTTTAGCTGCTTCCATATCTTGATAGAGTTCTCTATTGGTTTCATATAAAGCTCGGTTTGCATTTATGTATGCATCTACGATTTCTTCAGGCGTCACCACTCCACCTTTTAAAGTTGCAGATGTAAATAAATTTCTAGAGTTTCTAATTCCTTTTTTGTAATTAGTAATTTTATAATTTAAAGATTTTTCAGGATTCACTTCTACTCTTCTAAGTCCTGCTATACCAGCCAACTCATTACCAAATTCATATTGATTACCACGTTCATCAAATCTACCTAAATCATTTATTGGTCTAATAGATAAACCTAATCTAGTTAACTGTTTCCAGTTTAATGGTGTTTGTGTTTCTATCAAATGACCAATAGACTTAGAAATTTTATCTCCTGCTGCATCTTTTTCATTCCATAATTGTCTGTTGTCTTGTGTTCTACCTCTTCTTACAAATATATCTGCCAAACCTTCTGTCCAAATAGATTCAGATATAAATGGTAATGCAAGTTCTTTTGTAGATTCTAATGTACCTAAGATAAAATCATCAACAATTCCATCCTCATCTGCTCTACCCGCGTTCACTTTGTTTAATACCGTTTGTATAGGTCTTGTAACTGTATCGTATGCATTTAAGTGTGAAAAATCTATGTAAGATAATTTACCATCTTCATCTTTGAATGGTACAAGCACAGAGTTTTTAGACCAATCAGCAACATATCTTCTCATTGCATCAATTTCATCATCAGCAATATTGTACGCTGCTTGAGCTGCTGCTACTGTACCAAGTGGTAATGCAGCTGTAGTTAAAGCCATACCAGTTAATCTTTGAAGTCCTCTTTTTCTTAAAGGATTAACAGCTTTACCATTAACAATTGTTTTATAATTAATTTCTTTTAATGCCGTTTCAACAATGTTTGAACTTGTTCTAATAATTTCTGCAGGAAAGGCTACAAAGTTTCCAACAGGTAATTGTCTTAAACCTTTAATAAAATCTGATACAAATGCGTAGTTTGGTACATTGTTTTTAACTAAATCTGCCGCTGCTTTTTTTAAATATTGATCATTTAATATTTGTTTTGCACCATTCATATCAATAAACTCTTGACCCAACTTAATACCTGCATCATCATATGCTTTACCTAATTTAGATTTTTCACCTAGGTATGTAAATATTTTCCAGAAGTCATCTTCCGCAGTGTAGTAATCTTCCGCACCTCTTTTTATTTTTCGAAGTCCTTTTAAAAATCTACCTAACCCATAGTCACTATCTAGTTTGTTAAGTGTTTTACCAAAGTCTACATCCTCTAAAAGATCAGCTATTTGTTTCATTTGCACGTTAGAGTTTACCACTCCAAGTTCTAATAATTCTTGATAGAAAGGATTGTCTCTTCTAAACCCTTTCGCTTGTAGTGCATTAAATGCTGCTTTAACATCTTTTATATTACCAAAGGGTAAATGGCCATTGGCTGCAGCAAAAGCTGTAGCACTAATAAAGTTTCTTGCGTGTGTAAATGGTGCAAGAATTGTTTTAGACATTTGTGATAAACCTTTAGGATATAAAATTAAACTATTGTAGATTTGTCTTGGCATACTTTTAGCTGACTCTTGTGTGCTTTTAAAAGATTGTGCATAATCTTTTAATGCAAACTTACCTTGTAAAGGATTTAATAAATCTAGTATTTCACCTTTTGCTCCTGTTCTTACCACACTGTCTGCATCTACACTTTTTATAGTAGCAGCAGGATCTAACCATCTATCTATTTCTCTTGCAGCATCACCTTTGGCTGATGTAATTTCTGCAAAGTCATCAGATGTTCCACCTGCGTATCTCATTGCATCAGAAGTATTGTTGTATAAAAAAGGTATTCTTGGCTCTGGACCTACTCGGCCACCAGCAATCCACTCATCGTAATTCTTTTTAAGTTCATTGTTTTTTAAAATTAAGTCATCAAAGAATTGTTGATTTCGAACAACACTGGATAAATTAGCTGTGCCATCTACAATAGTAGACATTGGGTTTTTTGCTTTACCTAATAATTTTTTTATTGCGTCTTGAGATACACCACTTAATTCAGAAACATTAGTATTGTAAAGTCTATTATATTTAGGATCTAATATGGATTTGTTATCTAATGTTGCAGCAAGTGAGTCTTTCATAAATGCAGGAACTGCACCTGCAAATCTTACTTGACCTGGTGCTGTAGTTTTACCAATTGTAATTCCTCCAGGTAGATATGCACCTTTCCATACCTCATCTACCATATCTTTTGCTAAATCATCATTCAAAGTCAAACCTTTTTGTGCAGCAATATCTTGAAATTCTTTTACAGCTTCTCTGATTAATGTTGCTGAAGGTCTGTTATTGTTTGCAAGTTGTATTGGATTACGTCCTGTTGCTTTTACATATTCGTAACCTCTATCTAATACATCGTTAATGTACTTAGGAATCATTGTTTCAAAAGATTTTAAAGACTCAGGTGTAAGTCTTCTACCCATTATAGTAAATAACTCACTCCACGTATCTCTAATACCATCAAACTGATTAAATAATTTTGTAACATCTTTATCATCAGCCTTATATTTACTTTTTAAAAGTTTTCTTAATGCTTCTTTTTTAGCTACAGGAATGGATTCTATTTGTACATCGTATAATTGTTTTCCTGTTTTAAATTCTTTACCTGTTGCATCTAATGCAATTTCATCAACTGCTTGAAATTTAGGTTTTAGTTTACCATTCTTTGCTGTGCCAGACATCAACACATCATTTAATTCTTTACCAATAGTTTTTTTAGCTTCTAAAAAAGGAACCTTACTAACTGCAACTTTATTATAACTTCTAGCTAAGTTATCAGTTAACTTATCAATCTCTCTCATAGCTACATCACCAACGTTAGTATCTTTAGCTACTCTACCTCGTAATACATTTCTCGCATCAAAACCTTCTTGAGTTAGTAAACCATTAGATCTAAACCAACTATCTAATTTATTTACACTCTTATCAAATCCACGCTTCACTTTATTCGATCCACGCACCTCTCTCATCTTACCAACTAATTTACCAGCTGCACCAAACGCACCAGTAAACGCGGCACCTTCAATACCAAACTTTAATCTATTTAATAATTCATTAGCAGCGCTATCACTATCTCTATTTATTTCTGTAGGCCCACCCATAAAATCACCAAAGCTTCCTGCATCTTGTACATCACCAACAGCAACACCTTCAGCTAAACCTGCACCTAATGATCCTTGTGCAAATCTTCTAGCTTTTTCACCCTTACCAATATATCGACCAGCTTGTTTTGCAGCGATAGTTGCTTTACCCAAACCACTTGCTGCTTTGAATGCAAGACCACCAGGTACACCAATGTTAACTATAAGCTCTGTAATTTTACCAATACCTGTTGAAGCTGCTACTTCATCAAATGGATTAATCTTATCAAAATATGCTTCGACTGCCTCGACTCTATCTTTGTCTACACCTAGATCTAATAACGCTGCACCGAACGTTGCAGCTCCTTCAAAAGTTTTTATAATACCTGATGGCACGGCTGCTGCCATAGACAGCGCCCAGTTTGGACTATCAGTTGTTTCTAGATCTTTTGGTTGATTTACAAAGGTTACCATTTAACCTCCTAACCAGGTCTGAAAACAGGTTTTAAAACTCCGTCTTCAAATTTAAATACATTTTTAGTTGCTTCTTCAAAGATAAAGAAACCTTCATCCTCTGGTCCTGGTCTATAATTACTTTCTTGTCCTGTAGGTATAGTTCTAATTCCTTTTGCTTCACCATCACCTACAGCAGCTCCTAAAACTTCTTTAATTTTACCACCTGTTAAAGTTTGTCTTGCTGCTACTGCTAAAATTTGATCAGCTATAGAACCTTCTTTAGCTTTAGCTGTTGCGCTAGCTAACGTTATTGCTTTTGTTATGTCTTCTTTAGATCTTTTACCTGCAACATAATCATTAATAGCTAGTGCTACTGCTGTTTGATCTACTTTATCTTTTGCAGCAAGAGCTTTTTCTGTTTTACTATCTTTAGATGTTGCAAAACCTGCAACATCAGCTGCTGCTGATCCTACAGTTGCACCTTCTTTTTGTGAACCTTCAAAGAATTTTAACAAGTAATCTGATGCATCACCTATTCTAGCTTTTTTAACTCTATCTTTTTGTCCTTCATTTAATAATTCTTTAAACAATTCTGAATTTTCTCTAATTAAATCTTTTGCACTTATTTCAGTTTTTATTTCTCCAGTGCTCTTGCTTAAATCTGGTTGACTAGCTAATATTTTTTCTAACTCTTGATCTTTGATAGATTGAGAACTTAAGTTTTCTTTTTCAATAGCTTTCATTTCTGATACAGATACACCCATTTCTTTTGCTTTGGCTTCATCAGCGTCTTTTTTAATTTTATCTTCTATAAAAATATCTTCTGTAGTTTTTTTAATAATGTCTCCATCAGACCCAATTTTTACATCTTGTTCTTGATCAAGAATATTTCTGTTTACTGCTAATGTATCTCTCACACTATTAATATCAAAAGTATTAGGTATTGTATTTAAATCACCTCCAGTAGTAAAACCTTTATAGCCTCTTCTGTCTGCGTCTTTAAAAATATTAAATAAATCAATTTCACCAGCATAACCACCTGGTTCATCTACTAAACCTCTTTTAGGTTTATCTGTTAGACCAGATGTAATCCCCGTTCCACGGCTATCTACGGGGCCACCTCTAAACATTGGTCTTCTTAAAATTCTACTCATTAGCCAAATAATCCTAACTTACCACCAATACCTGCGATACCTGCGGCGCCACCTAAGAATTGTGACATAGGGCTAGCTGGTGCTGCTGGCGGTGCATATCCTACTGTTTGAGTCGGAAATGCTCCTGGTTGAATTTGTGCAAGTTGTTGACCAATCAATCCTAATTGTGTGAATGGTTGGAACTCTGCTTCTCTTGCTGCTATTTGTGCTGCATCTAATCCAGCTTGGTCAAATGCTTGTTGTTGCTGACCTAGTTGTGTTTGATAAGTTCCAAGTCCTTGTCTTGCAGCTAAATCTTGTGCTGCTGCAGCTTGTGCTTGTTGAAAACCTTGTGCTAATAATTGTGCTTGTAAACTTGCTCTGTTAGTTGCTGCACCTCTTGCTGCTTCTGCTGCAAGTACACCTTCTCTACCACCCCCATATGCTCCTGCTCGAATAGCATCATCACGCCTTGCTACATCTGCAATAGTTTGTTGTCTGTCAAATTCTGTTAATGTTGTATCAATAACTTCTCGTTGATACGGGGACATAAATTGTTGATATGCATCGGGTCCAACTAAACCTGCCAGTGCAGGAGCTGTTGCTGCTGCTAACGCATCTGTTTGTGCTGTTGTTCTTGCTGCTACTTTAGGATCATAAGCAGTTGTATCAATACCAGTAAAAGTTGATGGTACTGCACCTGCACCTAATTTATCAATCGATTTTAAAAAGGCTGTAAGCGAACCTTCTAGTATCGGTGCTGGTTTTGTTATTGTAGTTGTTTCAGCCATTATGCTCTTGCCTCCAATTTATTCATTACATCGTACATTCTTTTTGCACCTTTATTAACACTGCCACCACCTGCTGCTCTAACAGCATCTGCTGTCATTACAAATTCATTTTTAGAAAGTCTAGCTGGTACATCGTCTGCTCTTTCTTTTTTACCTATTGGTACAAATCCCCCACCTCTTAAATCCATTTCTTTACCACCTAAATTCATTAATCCACCTTCAGCTTTCTTTTGAATCCATTTATTAGAACCAGAAGAATCTTTTTTCTTAATCCATTCAATACCGTCATTATCTTCATCTTCATCATCATCTTTTAACGAATCTAAATCTGATAAATCAAATTTTTTCTTTTTAGTAATCCAAGATGGGCCATCATCATCATCGTCATCATCATCTTTTTTAGTTATATATTTGTTTTTTTTTGTTATATATTCACCTGCATAACCACCTGGTTCATCTACCAATCCACGTTTCGCATTCATTATCCCACCATCTTTCATACCTGACATTATCATTCTTTTAAAATCACTAAATGACATTGGTTTTGCATTTGGTTTTTGTTCCATTAAATCAAATACATATTTATTGTATTCTTCTACTAATAACGGATCTTCTTTAGCAGCCATCATTATTCCTTTTTGTCCGTCTTTTATTGTTTCTTCTTGTACAGTTTCAATAGCTTCGTCTATACCACCAAATTTAAATCCTACTCTACCACCAGCTTTGTATCCTGCCGATGCTATTGTATCTTCTATCTCTTCATCACTAAAAAATCCATAAGCTAACATTGCGTTTCTAATTGCATCTCCTCTAGCTCCACTGTCCGCTAATAATTCTGCTGCTGATAATGCTTCATTTATAGCGTTTTGTTTTTCTAATTGTCTTGCACTTGCTTCCATTACATCACCAGTTGCTGTTGCTGCTGGTAGTGTTGCTGCTTTAGCGCCTGCCATACTAAATGGATCTGCAGCTCCTGCTGCAAACATTTCTGAACCTTTGGCTAAACCTTCTAAACCAAAATCTTTTGCTTGAGTTAATAAAGTTCTGTTTTGCATTGCTGCATCTATAGCTTTTTGTCCTCCGGTAATTGCGTCTGGTGCGCCTGCAAAACTTCCTTTAGTTGTCATACTAGTAAATTTATCCGCTGCACCTGGTGCGGTCATAGCACCTGTCAACGCTCCAAGTCCCGCTGATAATAAATTAATATCACCTTCACTACCTTCTTGTGCAAGTTGTCCACCAATATTTAAAAGACCAGAAGTTAAAGCTCTTCGGCCCATAGTAGAACCAATTAATCCTTGCATTCCAGCCGGTGCAAATACCGGAGCTAACGCAGCTAAATATGGTAATGCTGGTTTGATTTCATTAGGTATAATTTTATCTAATACCTTCGATACTGGTTTGAATATTTTTTTAAATAATCCCATAGTTTCTCTTTATATTATGTAGTGATAGCAAGTACGCAAAGCTTGTAAATAGGCGAGTGTATCACAATTTACAAGGTTTTTATACATTCGTCAATCGCTGATGTTAAAGCCAGCGCCTATCTTTATTTCTTCTACAGTCACATTTACATCCCTTCGTATATGTTCAGATTTTGTAGGTGTATTAGCATTTTGAACGTCTGCTAAAGCCTCGGCATCTGACATATATTCTTGACCTGTTTCTGTGTTAGTTAGTGTTACTTCTGTTTTAGGTGTAATTACTGGTACTCTTTGACCATTAATAGTTTCATACCTAACAGAAGCTTCTGTTTCGATAAACGGCATTATCTGTCCTCCCTGTTTATTTCTAATATAGATGCAATAACATCTACTTGACCACTGCTTGCTTGTACCTTTAATATTTCACTTTCTTGCATAATTAAAGGCTCACTTAAAACTTGTTCTTTTTGATTAGCACTTAAATTAATATCATTGTCTATTACAAATGCTGTGCCTGCTGCATCCGTTAATGTTGCTTTGACAACTGCTGCACCAGCGTTATCTTCTACTACTAATAAAGATTTTACAATAGCTCTTGAGTTTGATGGCACTGTATACAAAGTTGTATTATCAGTGTTAGTTAAACTTACTTTATCATTTTTATATATATTTGCCATTAGCCTAAACCTAACCAAGTAAATCGTTCTTGATCTTCTTTTTGTTGTGTTAAATATGTAGAGTTTAATTGTTCAATAATATTAGTTAGTGCCTTATTAATTTGTCTTTGATTATCTTCACTATATTCTTTTTTAGGTTCTGGTAATCTTACTACGACTTTTGTCATTAACCTCTCCTTCCATCGGGTTGTAGGTCTACTTGAAACGTACCAAATCTCCACGATTCAGCTACACCTGTATTTTCTATTTTTATATTTGCATATCTTCCTCTAGCTCTTGTGTCAACTTTAGTTGTAGTTGAATCAATAACAAAAGGACTTAATGCTGTTTCCTGATCGTCATCAGCAGGAAAATCTTTTATTGATAACGTAATTTGATTGTTACCGGTTAATACTTTAAAGTTTGGTAAAAATCTACGCATAGCTAAAAAAATTTCACTTTGATCTTTTTGTAAAGAAAAACTAAATGATTGTATAAAAGATGTTAAAGCAGTTACACTACCATCTGGATTAACTTGATCGGTGCCCGTCTCGTGTTCAAAAAAAACTGTTTGACCTAAACCTGTTTCACCAATGATAACAGGAAAAGTTCCTGTGTTAGAACTATTATACGCTGTTGCATATGGTTTAGGATACACAAGAGAATCAATCCAAGTTGTTCTAATTGAATTTGTATTTGTACCTGTATACCAATTACCCATAGGTAATCGCGCATTATTTTGACCATAGTTATAAACTACATATCTATTATTAAAATCAGATCCTGATGTTGGATACCACCATACTACTTCTGTAAATAAATTATTAATGCCTGCGTTTATTTGTTGACCTTTTGTAGTATCTGCATTGTCATAAACAAAATCTTCAACAGAACAAGGTAATGTGTTTACTGTACCATCAAAGGAGAAAAAACCATTGTTACCCATCCAGTAAGCAACACCATCAATTTCTATTGCTGCATTTTTACCAATTAATCCACAGTTTGTACCAACTTGTTCAAATCCAAATGTAAAAGGAGCTCCAACAAATTTCATTGTGTACAAAGCATTGTCAGTCCAAACTAAAATATTTTCTTTTGCAACTAAGCCTCCCATAATTTTTGTACCATCTTGTAATCTTTGTGTACCAGCTGTATTAGTTGCTTGTGGTGTGTATTTATTTATATTCTCATCTTCAGAAAATCTTATAAACATATCATCTTGTGATGACGGTGTTCCAATCGTTACTTCTGTTCCAAGATGAATTAAGTGTCTTGTTGTTGGTGATATGAGTGTAACTCTAGTAGCTGTAGGATTACCACTATCTGTAGCTGCATCTATTCTTGTTTCAAAACCAGATGTTAACATAGAAGCTCTTGTTGTAAGTCTAGCTGTAATTCCTGCGTTCCAAGTAAAAGTTTTACCATTTGCAATTGTTGCAACTAATACTTCACCAAAATTACTTAATGACCAAAGTCCTGGTTCAAGAGTTACAGTTGATGCCTGTACTGCACTACCAAATCCTGTAAAGTTAGTTGCGTTTTGAACAACAGCATTTGTACTGTGAGCTTGACCATTTGATGTACCAGCAGTTGCCGTTCCACT